GATTTAGTTTCTAGAATGGTTTCTGGAATGGAATGTCCAAAATGCAAAGAAAGCGAAAAAAGTGGATATTTATATTTAGTTGGCATAGATTTTGAAGATAAAAAGGCATTTTTAAGATGTAATGTTTGTGAAGTTAAATATTCTGCAGATTTAGTTTTGAAACCAAAAGTTGTTCAAGCAACTGAAATTCTAGAAGATGAAATTATAGCAGATGTTGAAGATTTAGAAAAATTTGAAGTTGAGTTAATTTCTACTGTTGAAGATGAAATAGAAGAAGAGGCTGCGAGATTAACATATGAACAGAAACAAGCACTTCCTGATAGTGATTTTGCTGTTATTGTTGTTGTTAAAAAGAAAAAGGGAGAAGGAACACGCAAAATTAGAATGTTTCCTATCAATGATGCAGCTCATGTTAGAAATGCTTTAGCTAGATTAGGTCAACCAAAACCTAAAGCTACTTTAAAATCTCTAAGCGTAAAAATAGATGATGTTTATACAAAGGTTTTAAAGAAGGCAAAAGATTTGGGTCTTGATGATTTATTAAGGAGAAATGAAGACCTATGTAAAAGATTAGGAATAGGAGTTCCTAAAGCCAAAGCAAGTGAAAATCCAGGGAAAGGAGAAAATAAATCAGTGGATGAAAAAACTAAAGAAGAATTAGCTGAAAAATCCAGTTTACCTGAAAATAAAGATAAAGAAATAAAGGAAGAAACTAAAATTGAAGATAAGAAACCTGAAGAAGAAGTTAAAGATATAAAAATTAAGGAGTTAGAGACTAAAATAGCTGCTCTTGAAAAAACTATTGAGGAAAATAAAGTTGATATTGAAAAAATTAAAACTGATACTATTAAAGTGTTTAAATTAAGGGAAGAATTTGGAGATTATGCTAAAGATATAAAAGATGAAGAATTATTAGATGAAAAAAAGCTTGGAGAACTAAAGGTTAAAAAAGAAAATGATGAGTTAAAGGCTGAAGTTGAAAAGTTGAATAAAAAACTTGAAAAAGCTAATATTAAAGAGGATGAAGAAACAGGTCATACAGAAATTGTTGAGGCTATTTCTGAAGAAACAAAAAAGATAGACAAATCTGCCTATGGCAAGTCCAGATAATAGGACAGAAAATTAAACAAAGGAGGAAAAAAGATAATGGATAGACTTGAAAAAGCTGCAAGGGAAGGTAACTTTACTGAAGTTGCTAAAATAGTAGGTGAACCTTTAGACCCTCTTAAACCTTATCCTGAAGTTGTTGCTTTAATTTGTGATGTTGATACTACAGGAGTAGGTGTAGACCTTTTTAGTTTTGATGTTGATGAAGATGTTAAAGAGGTTTATATTTTAGCGAATAATGCTGCTACTATTACATCTGTGCAAGTAACACCAGCAAGTCCAAATACAGTGCCTTTTAATGATATAGCTTCTAGAGAATATCGTTTTCATCTTTATGATTTATATAGGGCTAAATATGATGTAGTTGGTAAAAAGAAAAATGCTATTACTCGTTCTATGGATGCTAAAGAAATTAAGATGACATTGGATGTTGCACTTACTGCGGTTCCTGGAGCAAATGCTCACAATGGTGCTGCTGATGCAAAGTTTAAGTATCCTGATTTAATTGACATGATTGAAGACATTATGGATTATGGGGATAAGTTTGTATTAGTAGCTGGAGCTAGCGTTTGGAAAGACATGATTCTTTGGGATTATGATGAAAATAAATATCGTAGTCTTAAAGAAGCTCTTGAAGATTTAGGTATTGAGAGAGTTAGAGTTAGTGGAACGGTAAAAACTGATGGTGGTTCAGCTGAAGCACTTTTAAGTAAAGATAAGGTTCTTTTAGTGGCTCTTAATAGTATCACTGGAAAACCAGTTAAGTTCTCTAGAAGAGAATTACCTGGTGATTTTGAAGGTGTTAAAGAAGAGAAGGATGCTACGAAACAAAGAGTAGTAATTATTTCTCCTGCTATTATGAATGTTGGTTCTGATAGATTACCTTCAGTTGGTGCTGTTGGTTTGGAATCTATAGCTATTGTTGCTACTAATTCTAAATGTTTAAGTTCATTTACAAAGACATATACACCTTAAAGTTTAATATAAAGGGATGGGAGCTTTATGCTCCCTCCCTTCCAAGAAAACTAAACGAGGAAAAATGAAAGTTCGAAGATTAAAAAATAAAGATTTTTTAGATGTATATTCATTAATACAAAGTTGTAGAGATTTCTCTAATTTCTATATTACAAAAGATAATGTTCGTTCTCAAATTAAAAACTATAATGTAGTGAAAAAAATAATTAATGATTGCACTAAATGGAATGAAATTTTATATGGATATTTTCAAGATGGTGAATTAACAGCAATAGCACTTATTATTGGTTTTAGAGAAAAGACAAGAAAATATATAAAAATATTAAGTAAAGAAGAAAATTTTAAAATTTTGGATGATTTAATTAGGGTTTTGTTTTGGAATCATGGAATGGAAACATATATTAAAGTTAAAAAAGATAGTAAAATTTTAGTTGCCGTTTTGAAGAAAAATAAATTTGAATTTCTTGGAGATAGAGGAAGAGAAGTTCTTTTGAAACGAAACAAATATGAAATAAAAAGATTGGACAGGGAAAACGATGGAAGAGATAATTATATTGATAAGAGCAATAATTCAAGACCTAGAGGCGAAAGGTAAAGACTTTTTTACTTACGACAATGAAACTACTTTTACTTTGACTGAAGCTAATCTTATTTTAGGGTCTATAAAAGTATATGTTAATGGTGTAAGTATTACTGGTTTTTTAGTTGATTATGATACTTGCAAAGTTAAGATTACAACTTCTCTAGTTGTTGGAGATAGCATAGAAATTTATTATTCTTATTATTCTCAATATTCTGATACAGAACTTGAAAAATATATTTATGCTACTTTAGCTTATTTATCAGTAAATCAGGTTTGTGCTAATGATTTTAAAATAAAAGATAGTGAGTTGTATCCAAATCCTTCTTTAAGGGAAAGAAGACTTATTGCATTAATGACTTCTGTTTTAACTGAACCAAATTTAAGGTCTTATAGAACGCCTGATTTTAGTTTTGTTTTTAATGAAGATGAAACTAAAGAACAGAAAATAAGAAAACTTATTCGCTTATATAAAAGCAAAAGTGGAATATTTGATACACTATAATGAATAACGGAGCAGAATAATGTATAAAAATTCTTATCATACAGAAGAATCTAAAAGAAAAATGCGAGAAAATCATGCAGATTTTTCTAAAGAGAAACATCCTCGTTATAAATATATTCCTAAAAAACAACTTTATGACTTATATTGGCGTAAAGAATTATCTATTAATAAAATAAGCAAAAAATTGAGATATAGTGAAAAAGCTATAAGAAATAGATTAATAGAATATAATATTTCAAGAAGAACTTTAAGTAAAGCACTAAGAGGAAAACATTGCTCACCAAAAACAGAATTTAAAAAAGGACAACATATAGGAAAAGACAGTTTTAATTTTGGTAAACCTCCTAAACCAAAATGGGGGATTTATAAAGGTATTAATATGAGAAGTTCTTGGGAAATCAAATATGCTAAATATCTTGATAGAAATAATATTAATTGGCAATATGAGTCAAAAACTTTTGATTTGGGTAACACTACTTATACTCCAGATTTTAAATTATCAGATAATGTATATGTAGAAATTAAAGGTTATATGAGTGAAGAAATTTATTTAAAAATTAAGAATTTTTTAAAACAATATCCAAATATAAAATTACAAATTTTGATGCAAAAAGATTTAAAAAAATTGGGAATTTTATAAGGAGAAAAAAGTGTATAAGGATTTAAGTGCTATATATAGAGGAGACGACAGAACAATTCACCTTCATGTAGTAAATGCTATAACTGGAGATGATATAAACATAACTGGGTGGAAAGTTTATTTTACAATTAAAGAAAATAAAGATGATAGTGATGAAGATGCAAAAATTAGAAAAGATATAACAACTCACACCCATCCAACCGAAGGAAAAACTGATATATTATTAACTCATGAAGATACTTACATTTTAACTCCAGGCACTAACTTTTATGATATTCAAATTAAAAAAGTGGATGGCACAATACAAACTTTTGTTTCTGGCGAAATAGATGTTTTAGAGGATATTACAAGAAGGGCAGATTAAAATGGCAGACGAAGAAATTAAAATACTTGTAGAAGAAGAATTAGAACCTGTCAATATCCTAATAGAAGAATTAGGTCATGGAGTTACTGCATCTATTTTTGACCACAAAGATGTAGAAAAAATAGGAAGTTTACAAGAAAGTCAATCTCTAGTATATGACCCAACTAAACAAAAATTTGTAAATAAATTAATTTCTGGAGTTTTGGTTCTCGATGAGGAATATGAATGTTTTATAGTTCCTTAATAGATAGCATAAATTTACAAACAGATAAAACAGATATATCTGATAAATCTCGCGAGAAGGAGGAAAACTAGACTATGGCTAATTATAGAGTCAATATAAAGGATAAATTTTTTGCTCAAGAACCTGTTGCAGATAGAGTAACTGTTCCTGCTGGTGGTGAACCCAAAGGTCGTCGTTATTTGGTAATTTCGCCAGCTACTGGAGCTTTTGAAGGTAAAGAAAACCAGATAGCTTATTATGATGGTGCTAGTTGGCAATTTATTGTTCCAGGTGAAGGTTATTTAGTTTGGGTAAAAGATGAGGATAAATATTATTATTATAGTGGTGCTGCATGGGCACAGTTAGACACACAAGGTGAAACTGGTCCAACAGGTCCACAAGGTTCTACTGGACCGACAGGTCCACAGGGAACTACTGGTCCTACTGGACCACAAGGCACAACTGGACCAACAGGTCCACTTGGTCCTACAGGTCCAACTGGTCCTATTGGAACAACTGGTCCAACAGGTCCAATTGGAACAACAGGTCCTACTGGACCACAAGGTGATGTTGGAGATACAGGAGCAACTGGTCCTACTGGACCACAAGGCACAACTGGTCCTACTGGACCAATTGGTCCTACTGGAGCTACGGGTCCTACTGGTCCACAGGGAACTACGGGTCCTACTGGTCCTATCGGACCAACAGGAGCAACTGGTCCTACTGGACCTTCTGGTCCTGATGCAGTTTATGATGAAGAGTATGAATGTTTAGTCATTTCAGCTACTTAATTTTAGTTGATAATTGAAATAACAAGGGTAGGGAGTTTAGGTTTCTCTAAACTTCCTATCCGCCAAAGTATATAATAAAGTAAGGAGGAAATAATGGAAAAAGTATGGTTAGCAGCAAATGAATGGGAAAGAAGTTGGTGGGGGGATTGTTCTAATACTATTGGAGAAGAAATTAAACAATATTATTATGCTTCTTTAATAGGTATAGACAAATATAAAATAGCTGGTGGTAAAGGAACTTTCCAATTTGATTTAGAAGGCAAATCAATTTTAGATATAGGTGGTGGTCCAATATCATTACTCTTAAAATGCATTAATTTTGAAAAAGCAGTTGTAATAGACCCTTGTAATTTTCCCAAATGGGTAGAAGAAAGATATAAAACTCATAATATTGAGTTTATAAACAAAAAAGCTGAAGATATGGAATTGACAGGATTTGATGAAGTTTGGATTTATAATTGTTTACAACATACTGAAGACCCAGAAAAAATAATTAAAAATGCTTTAAAAGCTGGAAAAGTAATAAGAATATTTGAGTGGATAAATACAGGAACTAATGAAGGTCATATTCAAAATCTAACTAAAGAGTTTTTAGATAAATATTTTAGTGGTAGAGTAGAAAAATTAAATAGGCATGGATGTTTTGGAGATGCTTATATAGCTACTTTAGATTATACTAAACAAATAATAATACCTCAAAAATTTGAGAGAATTAAAAAGAAAAGATTTCATCTATTGGGAGTTGCCCATTTAGCGACAAATAAAAAAGAAGCAATAGCATGTGCTTATTCTCAAAAAGTTTTAAAAATGGCTCAAATGTTAAAATCTTTGGGGCATACAGTATATTTTTATGGAGTTGAAGGTTCTACAGTAGAATGTGATGAGTTTATTCCAGTTGTAGATAAGGCTACTTTAATAAAGGTTTATGGAGATTATGATTACCAGACTAAATTATATAAATTTGACTCCGAGGATTTAGTTTATCAGACATTTAGTAAAAATGCTATTAGAGAAATAAATAAAAGAAAACAAGAAAGAGATTATTTGCTTATTAGCATGGGCACATGGCAACAACCAATAGCTGATGCAGTAAATATATCATTAACAGTTGAGATGGGAATAGGTTATAGAGGAATTTTTGCTAAATATAAAGTTTTTGAAAGTTATGCTTGGATGCATAATGTTTATGGATGGGTAAGACAACCTGATGGGCTATTTTATGATTGTGTTATCCCAAATTATTTTGACCCAAAAGATTTTGAATATAAAGAAAATAAAAAAGATTATTTTCTATTTTTAGGAAGATTGGTTCACAGAAAAGGGGTAATGATAGCTAAACAGGTTGTAGAAGCAATCGATGGTAAATTACTTTTAGCAGGACAAAAGGGAGAAGGTGGAGATTTAGTTGATATAGATTCTCCTAATTTAGAATATGTTGGTTTTGCTGATTTAGAAAAAAGAAGAAAATTATTATCTGAAGCAAAAGCATTGTTTTGTCCCACAATATATATAGAACCATTTGGAGGAGTTATAATTGAAGCTGCATTTTCAGGAACACCTGTTATTACTACCGATTGGGGAACTTTTAGTGAAAATGTTATACAAGGTAAAACAGGATATAGATGTAAAACTTTTGAACAATTTATTTGGGCTGCAAAAAATATAGATAAAATAAAACCAAAAGATTGTTATGATTTCGCTATGAATAATTATACTCTTGAAAGAGTTGCAAAAATGTATGAAGAGTATTTTTGCCAATTAGAGTCAATGTTTGGTAAGGGTTGGTATGAGTTAAATCCAGAAAGAGAACAATTAGATTGGCTTAAAAAATATATATAAGGAATATAAACTATGGCAAACTATTTAGTAGAAGAAAGAAGTCATTCGTCTTGGCAATTTCCAGTTTTAGATAAAGACTTAATTACTTCTCCAGATTCTCCTTCTAAAGGCAAGAGGTATATTATTGCAGGAACTGGTGGAGGATGGTCTGGTGGAACTATAAATGATATTGCAATATATAATGGTGCTACTTGGAACTTTCACACTCCCACAGAAGGATGGATGGTTTATATAAAGGATGAGGATAAAATATATAGATTTAATGGTTCAAATTGGGTTGCATATAAGACAGGAATTATTGGAATTACAATTGATGGTGGAGAAGATGTTATTGCAACAGGATATAAAGGATTTATTAGAGTTCCTTGGGATTGCACAATAACAAAAGTAACCTTATTAGGAGATAAAGTAGGTTCTATAATCATAGATATTTGGAAATGTTCATTTTCAAATTATGATGGAGGTTCTACACATCCAGTTAATGCAGATAGTATAACTGCTTCTGCTCCTCCAACAATTTCTAGTGCAACAAAATCGGAAGATTCTACTTTAGTTGGATGGACAAAAAGTATTTCTGCAGGAGAAATAATAGCATTTAATGTAGATAGTTGTAGCACTATTGAAAATGTAGTTTTAGAATTAGAGGTTACTAAAGTATAATGGGCAAAACTTATAATATAGGTGAAAATAATGGTATGTATGGTAAGAGACCCATGAATTATTTAGGTTATATTATTTCTAAAAAGAGTTTATATAATATGTATAGGATTAAAAGATTAACAATTAAACAGATAGCCAATGAAGTAAAATGTAGTTATAATGCAATAAGATATAGATTAATTGAATTTAATATTCCTATCAGAACTTTTAGTGAGGCTTTTAAAGGATTAAAAAAATCTATAAAACATAGGAAAGCAATAAGTCAAAGTAATAAAGGAAAACATAATAATAAAGGCAAATTAAATCCTAATTATGGTAAGAAACATCCTGGATTAAATAAAGGTATTAAATTTACAGATAATCGTAGAAAAAATATGAGTTTAGCCAAAAAAGGGAAGTATAATGGAAAAAATAATCCTCATTTTGGTAAACCTATTAGACCTAATTGGGGCATTTATAAAGGTATAAATATGAGAAGTTCTTGGGAAGTATTATTTGCCCAATTTTTAGATTTATCTGGAATTAAATACTTATATGAACCTAAAACTTTTGATTTAGGCTATACTACTTATACTCCAGATTTTTATTTACCAGAGTTAGATTTCTATATAGAAATAAAAGGATATTTTCCAATTAAAACCAAAAAAAAGTTAGAATTATTTAAAAAATTATATCCAAATATAAATTTTAGTATTTTACAAGGGAAAGAGTTATCTAAATTAGGGATTCTTATAGAAGAGAGGTTTATAAAGTGAAAATTCTATATACGGACCTCATGGAATATTCTACAGACCTATTAGCACAAGCAGCTTGGGTGTCAAATGCACCAACTGGTTTAGAACTAGACTACATGGAATATGCTAATGATGGAGCAGCACAGGCTGCTTATATAAGTAGTGATATTGGTGGACTTCCAAGTGGAGAATATTCTTCAGATTCTTATACTAAATTATTATTACATCTTAATAATAATGTAACTGATTCTGGAAATACGGGACATACTGTAACTAATAATGGTGTAACTTTTAGTGATAGTGTAAAGAAATTTGGTTCTCATTCTGCTTTATTTGACACCAATACAGATTATTTATCTATTCCAGATAGTAGCGATTGGGATATGGGGACAGATGATTTAACTATTGATTTTTGGATTTATTTTAATTCATTAACAGGAGAACAATTTTTTGTTGACCAGAGACAAAGTGGTAGTAATACCTGGTATTTTAAAAAAGAAAGTAGCAATGATTTATATTTTTCTTGTGATGGTGGTGGTGGAGGTGTTTTTTATTTTCTTCGTTCTTGGTCTCCTTTAACAGGACAATGGTATCATTTAGCACTTGTTAGAAACGGTGCTGATATGAAAATGTATGTGAATGGGGTTCAATTAGGTGCAACTTATAATGTAGGAAGTAATAGTTTTGGAAGTTTTAGTGCCCCTTTAATCATCGGCAATGAATTAGCTGGGGGAACTTGTGCAGTTAATGGTTATATGGATGAAGTTAGAATTAGCAAAGGTATAGCTCGTTGGACTTCTAATTTTGATGCCCTAATACTTCAATGTTATTCCGAAGCAACATTAAAAACCCAAGGTTCATATTCTTTAAAAGCAATAGCAAAACAAACAGACTCATTAAATGATACTTTAACCAAATCAGGATTATCTTTAGATTTATCGGATAAAAATACATTAAACTTAGATGTTAGGGCAAGTAGAACAGGAAGTAATTTACAAGTGCAATTGAAAGAAGAAGCAGATACCTATACTAAATTACTATTACATTGTAATGGTCCAGATGGAAGTAAAGAAATAATAGATTCAGGAAATACAGGACATATAGTTCAACAAAATGGTGGAGCGACTTTATCTACTTCTCAAAAGGAATTTGGTTCATCTTCTGTCTATTTTGATGGGACAGGTGATTATTTAAGTATTCCTGATTCAGATGATTGGGTTTTCGGAACAGGTAATTTTACTATTGATTTTTGGATAAAAATAAATTCTTATATAGGCACTGATACTATATTTTATCAATGCACTGATGCTAGTAATCGTATATTCTGTAAGTATAGTGATGCTGAAATTTCCTTTGCATTTAATAATGGTGGTAGTTCTTTCCAAATACAAGTAGCATCAATAATGACTACTGGAACATGGATGCACATAGCTATTGTAAGAAATGGAAATACTTTTACGATATATAAAAATGGAACTTCGGTTGGTTCTGATACAAGTTCTCTTGAAATTCCTAATTTTACTGGAATATTTAGTATTGGAGCACGATATATCAGTTCGGCAGATTGGTTTATGAATGGTTGGATAGACGAATTTAGAATTTCTAAAGGCAT